CTGAATGCTTTACCTACGTTGGCAGGCTCTTCACCTACTGCAGCAGCTACTTCCGGTTGCGCTAGATCATCTCTTACATTATCTTGATCTCTTGTAAAAGCATTTTGAGTGTCACCTTCTTGAAGTTTTGCTTTCTCCATTTTCTCACCCATCTCAGGCATGGTCTGGGCATTCTTATAATGAAGAGGATCTTTTGCTAGATTCTTAGCAGCTTTCTCTTTTGCTTTTGTGTACTCTTCTTCAGAAGGAGTTCCTTCGATGCCTGCAGCCTCTAGTTCGGCTCTAATGCCGTCATCTAAAAGGTCCGGGGCAATTAAATCGATAGGATCTACTTCAGGCTTTTTGTAGGCCGTTACTTCTTCTTTTTTAGCTTCAGCAATCATACCTCTGTTCTTGAGGATGGTTGTCATATCTTCAAAGCTGTTAAACTTAGAAACAACGTTAGGAAGCTGCATAACTGCATCTCTCCTGAATTGCTCTTTTGAGAAGTTTCCTTCTAGAACAGCATTATATTTTTCCTGTAGTGTTCTCATTTGAAATCAAACATTTTAGTGTGTGAGGGTCTCTTTGGTCTTTCTGCTTTAGTGTAACCAAAGCCCTTCATTGTCTTAACGGCTCTGTTGTCTTTTTTGCCTTTAGTAAAAGCGAAAGGAGTTTGGTATGCACCGATAGCTCCTGTTACATTCATCTCGTTGAGCTCTTGTTGAATAAGCTCTTTTAATACTTCGATGAATTCGCTCTTTTTCATAGTGACTTTAACTCATTTACTAATTCGTAGTATTGCAACAAATTAACAATATGATTATCGTCGATACGAGTCTTCTTATCTAAAGGCTTAATGATCTTATGTACTTCGTCAAGTTTGATTTTTACAATCTCGTCGTTTACTTTAGACTTCAGAGTTTCAACTTCTTTAGAGATCTTCTCTAATTCTTCGTTGATCATATTTCTTAACTTAACCTGAGATTCAGAAGCTGTGATAAACTCTCTTAGGATCGCTTTCTGCTCAGGTAGGAAGTTTTCGTACTCGCCGTTAAACTTCTCAAGTAAAATTTTGTAGGTAAGGAGTCTTAAATCCTTATCGTATTTTGCGTACTCTTCAACTAATGCATCTTTTACGTCAACCTCATTTTGCTTCTTGGCTGTTAAATGCTCTAAAATAGTAATTTTATTATCTACTAAAGTCTGAGGATCAGAAAGATCTTCTGCATTTTGTGCCTCCATCAGGCAGTACATAGCAGCTAAAGGCTTGTAGTCTCTTACCTTCATAGAGAAGAACTCCTCTAGGTCGTAAGACATCTTAATTTCGGCTATAAGATCGTACTTTTGCTTTTTGATTGCAGTTCTATCTAATTTATTTGAAATCTCAATAATAGTAGATACGATGGTTTCTGCTTTGGGCTGAGATACTCCTTTGTTCTTAAGGATGTATTCGTAGAGTTTGAATTCTTTAACTAGCGAGGGTGTAGAACTTCTTCATGATCTTCACCGCCGGGGAGTCTTTCCTCGAGAGAGTGTCGGCAGCAATCTGCTTTACCAACAGCTCAAAAATAAGGCCGGTGTTTTTATACTTTGAATGCTTAATTTTCATGAGTATGTAATTCTACTAATATAAATATATGTTACTTATCTAAATCCTTAATATTGCTTTCATCCAGTAGTGTGCTGGATTCTGCAGTATGATCCTGTTCAAAGATTAGCTTTTTACGCTCTTTGAATAGATCCTGATTTTGATAGAACACTGCTCTAGTAGCGAGACTACTTTCCTTCAGTTTGTCATTCTGAGACTCGTAGCCTCCTTTCATATCATGTTGTCCGAGTCTGTCTCTTCCTAGCGGATCTTCTTGAGTTCCGTAGATAGACATATTAGTTCTAGGGCGACCTTCCGGGTTAGGTTCACCTACTAGTTCATCGTAACCAACAGGTACCTTTTGTGAATCTGATCCTCTTCTACCGTACATCGAAGCAAGGTCGTGAGGAGTTCCGTAAGATATACCTGATTTAGCTGGGTCATTGCCTTCGTTCTCAATTTGAGTTGCACGGAAGGTTCTCTTGCTATCTTCTCTGATAAGATCACGCATTTCATTGTACTGATCCTCAGATAGGTTGAAAATATTTTCGTAGATGTAGTCAGAAGAGAATAATTTACTATCCATCATCTGGCTTGCTAGATCGATCTTCTCTTTTAGAAGGGCAACTTTCTCCTGTTCGTAAATGATAGAAGGAGTTGTAAGTTTAAGCTCAAAGTTTGTTAAGCTCTCACCCTTGTAACCCTGGGTGTATAAGTGAATAAGAGCGATCTTGGTAAGCTCTGATTCGATGATGCGCTGGATTCTTTCGATTGTTCTTGCAAAACGAATATCTTCTGCAGCTAGAGTTGCTTTACCTTGCAGATCTCCTTCGTATCCAAAGTACGCTTTAGGTACCTTAAGGGCAGCAAACATTTTATCTCTTAAGTACTCAACGTCTTTTGTACCGTCGTACTCAAGTCCTTTAGTTGTTTCGATTCTGGTTGAAGTATCTCCTCCACGAACAGGGATGTAGAAGTCCTCGATCATGTTCTGCATATTGAAACGCAGGTTGTATTGACCGGTTTGAGGATCTACATAAGGAGTTTTCTTCATCTGGTTGATAGTCTTCTGCATGAACTGCTCAACCTCGTTTGGTGGTACGTTACCAACGTTGACATAGAAAGTTCTCTTCTCAGGAGCTCTCATGATGCGGTGAATCAACATCGCATCTTCCATAAGGATTAACTGCTTGAATACTTTTCTAGCAGGCTCTAAATAAGAACGTCCGTAAGGAAGGAAGTTAGTATCAGATAAAAGACGGAAGTGTGCTACTTCGTAGTTATCTAATTGAATTACTTTATCCTTGTGTCTAGGAATGTAGTTAGGATCGGTAGATGAAGCGATTCCGTCCGGATCAATAGTAAAGGTTACTTTAGCAGGAGCGTTAGGATCCTGACTCTCATGGCGTACCATACTGTAGACTGTATACGGCAGTACGTTGTAGACACCGAATGTCTCTGCAATTTCTAACTTAAGGAAGAAATCACCGTACTTACACATATTACGAGTCCAAGACCAGAGATTAAACTCGATATTAAGTACGTCGTAAAATAAGTTATTTAAGATCTTCTTAATGTTCTCATCCGATGTCTTAACTGTAAGTACATCCCCCATATCATTTCTTAGGGTAGCTTCGTCGGCTAGGATATCAAGTGCTGAAGCGATGATTGGATCAGAGTCCATTGCTTCATAATCCGAGTAAAGTTGAATCCTTAACGTCTGGTAGTTAAGGTTCGGATTAAAGATGTTTTTATTATTGTAGATGTAAAGACGAGAGAAGCGGTCAACCAACGAGTTAGTCTCGTATCGACCGGTACTCTGAATGTGGTTTACGTCTGCTACCTTGAGCTGATTACCGCCGACGTTGCGAATAACTACGTCGGTAGAGAAAAGTCTCTGTAATCTACTAAATAATGAAGTATCAGCCATGTAAAAGCAGTTTAAATATAAATAGTCCTAGCGGAACAACCAAGAGATGTCCTCTTTTCCGTGCGGAGTATCCATAGTATACGGATTATTTTTCATATTTCCAACATTATACACGGGAGCCTGACGATTATTTAGGCTAGAAAACGAAGATAGCTGTGCTCTAGCTAGGTCCATACCCTGTTGTCTTAATCTTAGAGCTGTATCTCTGACGTATAATGAGGTAGCGAAAGCCATAATAAGGTCATCGTTGTAGCCGTTCTGTGCTTGAGCCTTTCCATTCTTCCAAACAAATACTCTCATCTCTTCCAGCAGTCTTTTTGACTGAATGGTTACTGATTTATCTCGGATGTATTCCATCATCTTAGCGATAACCAGAGGACGAGTCTTCATAGACATGGTAAAGCCGGGTACTAGATTACCCCGCTCATACTTTGTCATATAACTCTCAACTGTATCCTGGTCTGATCTGGATGAATAATAGAGGTTTGGATATTCTCTTTCTAGGATCTGCTCGATTGTAGCCCATCCCATTGAAGCATTTTCTACTACCAGTAAGGCGTTGTTGTATTCTGAGGCTATTCCTACTAAAATATTACCGAAGTCCTTAGGAGATACCTTGCTCTTATACTCTCCGATTTGCGTAGCCCCTTCAACGTCCATGATATGGAAGGTAGAGTAGTCGGCTCCGTCCCCTCTTGCTACGTCAGCCACAACCATGTATGACTTTGTATAGTCGGGGTATTCCCAGATCCATAAGTTACTATCGACTCCTCTTTTTTCGTTAGGGTCTTTTAAGTAGGTCTGTTCGTAGAACGAAAGGTATTCAGGTTCAAATACTGTCTCACCGGATGCAAGGAAGTCACAGTCACATTCCTGTGCTGCCATTCTAGGTCCTAGGTCAGCATCCTGCTGATCTCTCCAGGCTTGGGTTCTTTCCGGGTGAACGGTCCAAGGTAGTTTAATAGGTACAAAAGAATTCTCTCTTGTTTCTGCTTTTGCCCAGGTTTGGTGGAACCAGTTACCTACACCGTTAGGAGTAGACAGTGCCATACACTGACCTCCTGTTGCTAGGGTTTGCTGTGCTGCAGCGAACGTCTCGTCGATGTTCTCAATGAATGCAGCCTCATCAATTAAAAGCAGAGATACAGCTTCCGATCGAGCAGCATCTGAGTTAGATGATTTAGCTGATATTCTTGATCCGTTGGTAAGACGTAATGATAGCTTGTTCTTTTCTACTGCTTTTAGTCTCAACCAGCTTGGTAGCTGGTCGTACATAAACTGTACCTTGGTTACAAGGTTTCGGGCTGTAGCCTGAGTAGTTGCAAGTGCAAGGACGTTCTTGTCCTTGTGAAAGATCATCAGCCACAGAGCATACCCTGATGCTAAGGTTGAGATACCAAGCTGTCTAGATTTTAATGTAATCAGGAACTGATTATCTCTAAAAAGGTGTAAAACCTTATCCTGGAATGGATAGAGATTAAATAAGATTCTACCTCGGGTAGGATGCTGAATGTAACAGTACTTACGCATGAAGTATGCCGGGTCTTGGGCACACTTTGCGTATTCTTGAATTACTAGCTGTTTGACATTTACTGGTTGTTCACTCATAACAATGTTAATACCAGTACTAGGCCTGCACCTGCTCCTAGTCCGGTCAATAACCCTTTCCAGTAGTTAGCGGCTTTGCCGGTCTTTAGTACTGCGATTTCTTTTTCTTTAATTCCTAATTGTACATTAAGTTCGGTAATAATACCGTCTTTCTTAGTTACAATAGTTTTAAAGTTTGTAATTTCTTCTTCTTTAATACCGATTAAAGTAAGGTAGCTTTCAACGTCTTTTTTGTAGCTTAGAAGCTCTTTTTGACATAAGTCTCCTTCTTCTAGATCAGCAATAACTTTTCTAGCAATTGAATCTGGCAGGCAGATTAGGGTGTCGTTATTTACGATTGTAACGCTCTGCGAAGTAGCGGGCAAGCTCAGCATTAGAAAGCTTACCAAGCTCAGCCATTTTACGATTGTGTGCATCTCTCTCTTGTTTACGTTTGGTTTCTGAAGTTCCTAGAACTACTAGCACAGAATCTGTTCTCTCTTCTAAGATTGCATTTTCTACTTCCAGCATAAAGATCTCTGATTGCAGAGTATCTACTTTGGCTTGGCTAGCTTCTTCTTGAGCCTTTAGTTCGGCTAGGTACTTTTCCTTGTACGGATTTAAAACTCCGGTCATTGCTAATACAGCAATTGCGATTGCTATAAGAGTAACTATTGATTGTAATTTTTGCATGGCTTAAATAATTACTGTTCCGCGCAGGGAGGTTTGTGATCCTAGTCTTGATTGGGCTGTAGTACCGTTGGGCTTAGAAGCAAAAATTCTAGGCATGGTAACTCCGTTAACTACCTGGGTATTATCTACG